AATGAACTAAATTAGGTATGAAAGCCTAATTGCAGAACCTCAAACTGCATTATACAAAACTATATACAATAATATATTTTTATATATTATTATGTGTGGTTATATGTTAAAATATGAGGGGAATAAAAGAATATTCTTTTTTATTTTTAAAACATTCATATATTTCATTAAAATTATCAGTTTTAAATATTTTGTTTATTAAATTTATTGAACACATTATTATTTAATATTATTAAAATATTAAAATATTAAAATTTCAATTTTTAATTAAATATATACTATAATCTTCATCCGGATTTAAAACTATTATTCCTTTTTTAGTGATTTTTAAATCACCAATAATTTTATTATTAATATTATCATAATTAGCAGTTAAATAATTTTTCATATAAATATCATCACTCAATTTAATATTGTATTGTATGTATCTTATTTTATAATAATAAATTTGACCTATAAATACTTTATAATAATCATTTAAATTTTTAGAAATAATTAAATATCGCTTTTTACTATCTAAATCAATTAATCCACCATTCTTAATATCAATAAAATTATCACTTTCATCTTTCAACCAGTTATTCATATTTAAATTAATAATGTCTTTTGTTTCAGTAAATAGAAATTCATATGACATAATTAAATTATTAAATTACTTATAATATAATTCTTTCAATTTTTTATTTATTTTTATTAAAAATAATTATATATTTTATAATTAAATGTATAAATTAATTACAATTTTTACTACTCTTATTACTATCTCAGTTAATGCTTTTGTATCAAATGATTATTTAAATGTAGTTTTAAAGAATGATAGATTAAAATGGAATTTATTTGAAAAATTTATTGAAAAGTATGATAAAAAATATAATACATTTGAAATAATGTCAAATAGATTTGAAATTTTTAAAAATAATTTAGAAATGATTGTAAAACATAATAGTGGAAATAATACTTTTGAAATGAGTTTAAATGGATTTACTGATATGAATTTTGATGAATTTAAAGAACATTATACTGGAAGTTTTAATAAAAAATTAAAATTAAAACAATGTAATGATTATAAAACAAATAAAGATTATGATAATTTACCATTTAATGTAGATTGGTCTAATTTATATCAAGTAAATAATCAAATGTCCTGTGGTAGTTGTTATGCTTTTTCAGCAGTTGAAGCTATTGAAGGAGCTTATCAAATAAAATATGATGATAGAATTGTTTTATCAAAACAACAAGTTGTTGATTGTAGTAAATTAAATAGTGGATGTAATGGAGGATTATATGATTGGGTATTTATGTATGCTATGGATAATGCTTTATGTTTAGATGATGATTATACTTATACATCCGGAAAAACTGGTAAAGCTGGAAGTTGTAATTCTTGTAATGGAGTGGTTAATGTTGAAAGTTGTTATGATGTTATGGAAGGAAATCAACAAGAATTGAAAAAGGCTATAACAGAACAACCAATTAGTGTTGCTATTGCTGTAAATAATTACTTTCAACATTATTCAAGTGGTGTAATTACTGATATTAATAAGTGTCCTCCAGAAGATTTAAATCATGCAGTATTATTAACTGGTTATGGTGAAACAATAGATGGAATTAAATATTGGAAAGTAATGAATTCTTGGGATACATCTTGGGGTGAAAATGGATACTTTCGTATTCTTCGCAGTGATAATATAAATGATAATGGTGTTTGTGGAATTGCAACCGAACCAAGTTTTCCTTTGGTTATCTAATTTTTAATTATAATATAATATATTTTATAATAATATATATATTATATGTCGTGTAATTGTGATAATAATAATGAAAATATTCCAAGTTGTGAAAATGAAAAATTTGGAGCTTTATTTAACCCCAATTGTGAATTAATTAAATGTTGTGTAGAAGAAAATTTATGTGAAAAAGTTGATGAATGTTTAGCTAAAAAAAGATGTAAAACAGAATTTGAATGGTCACCACCTTGCTTTAGTGAAATTGTTCCTGAACCAATTAAAAACAGAATTAATAGAAGAGGGGAAACAATTACTACATTTTTAAATACTATAAGACCACTTATTTTAGATTCTTTATTAACAAATGATTATACTGCTTTATGTGATGCTATTATTAATAATCAATTTATAGATGAATTTTCAATAACAGATAGAAATGGTGATATTATTGTTATTTGTTGAAAAAATTATATAATATTATTATATATGTCAAGTCAAACAAAAGCAACTACTGAAGATAATACAATTTTTTTAAAAGAAGAAACTGAAAATAGTGAAACTGTAACATCAACATTAACAACTCTTGTGTCAAGCACTGATCCAAGTGGAATTGAAGTAATTGACGTCCAAACTGTAACTATCAGTGTCACATCAACAGAAGATTAATTTTAAAAACTATAATTAATATAATTATCCATATTATAGTTATTTTTCATAAAATAAAATGATTTTTCAATATATTCATTTCTTTTATTTTCATTTTTTAAATAATAAATTATTTTATTTAATAATTCATTAAAATTATTTCTTTTACTAATACTAATAATATTTTCTAAATTTTTAATAAATATTTCTTCATTTTCTTCAATAATAAAAAAAACTTTTTTAGCCATTAGTTCAACAATTTTAGCCCAAGAAAGAATATGATAATCTTTTTTTTGTGGAATATGAATAACTATTTTTGTTTTTGATAAAATAATATCTTTTTTATCATATAAATTATCATATTGTTTAAAACAAATATTATTTTTTTTACAATGAAAATCTAACATTTTAATAATCTTTCTTCTATATGATGAAAATGAACTATTGCCAATATTACCATACCATAAAACATCTATTACTTTATCATTATTTTCTATAGGTTTAATATTATTTATTAAACTATATCCATAAGAAGGAAAATATTCATAATTATTAATATTATTATCTAATAAATATCTAATATTTCTAGTATTTAATAAAACTGTTTTTAACGAATTTTTAAATAAAAGTTTAGTAAATTCATAATTTTCAATTCCACATCCAGTAATAATTAATTTTTCATTCATAAAATATTCATTAATTAATATATAGTATTTATTATTTGAAATAAAATTATCAATTATATCCTTATGATTATTATATGATTGAATTAAAATAGATATTGTTAAATCATCCAATATAAATATATTATTTTTATCAATTACTAAATAATCAATAATATTAGAAGAATTAAAAGAATTAATTGTTTTTAATTTTACATTTTTAGTTTCAATATTATTATTTTGAATTAAAACATTTTTATATTTTTCAATATTTTTCATATAAAAGTTATATTTCTTATCAGTATTTGTTATATTAAAAAATAAATATTTATATTCATAATCATCATTAAATTTAAATATATAACCCCCAAACCATTTAATAATATTTTCTTCAAAATTATCAAATAAATTAATTAATATAACACTAACATTTTTTAAATATTTAATATTTCTTAAATATTTATTCTCTTTATCAACTATAAAAATAACATAATAATTATTTTCTTTAATATTATTTTTTAATTGAAATAATTTTGATTTATTAAATGTTTTATCAATAATAAAATAAATTATTTTATTTCTAAAATTATTTTTATAATAATTAATAAGTGAAACATTCATTAAATAAAGTTCTTTAATTGCTAATTTTTTAACATTATCTTCATTATAATTAATAATATTTGTATATTTATTTTTTACAGATATTTCAGTAAAATTATTATCAATATATATTTTGTGTAGATTATTACAATGTTTAATTTTTAATAAAAAATCTTGATAATCAAAAGTAAATCTATAATTATATTCATCATTAAATTTATTTAATAATTTAAAATAATTTCTGGATATTAAAAATATTTCAGTATTATTTATTTTATATATATATGATTGATTATATTTAAAATTACTGTAAATATAAGTTATTATATCTTCATCAATTATTATATTATCATATAAAAATAAAAGTATATCACCAGATGATTTTTTAAAACCGTGATTAAAAGTATTTCCAATTGTATATTTAAAATTAAAATTATTAATAGTTTCTAAAATTTTATTATTTTTTAATGTTAAAATGATTTCAATATTATTATAAGAAGATAGTTTTTCAAGTTGTAATTTTAATATTTCTGGATTATTAACTAATATTATTATACTGATTAATAATTTCTTATTGTTTGTAAAGTTAAATAATAAATTATTCATTATTTAATAATATAAATAATATTTTTTAATAAATATTTATGAATTTAGAAGATTTTGAAAATATATATGACATTGAAACAGATAATATAAAAGAAGAATTTAATAAAAATAAAAATTTAGAATATTATTATAATTTATTAAATAAAAATATAGAAAAATTAGAAGTAAATAATTCAATTAATAATATTATTTTTCTATACTTTGATGAAAAACCACATTTTAAAATATTATTATATTTAGTAATAAAAAATTTTAAAGATTGGTCTCATACTGTGATATGTAATAATAAGAATTATGATATTATTAAAAGTATGTGTAATGAAATTTCAGAGAATATTAATATTATTAAAGTTGATTTAAGTAAATATTGTTTATTAGATGAAAATATTTGGAATAAAATAGATAGTAAAAATAATTTGATAATTGATGAAAATTTATTTTTTATAAAAAATATAGATGAAGAGTATTTGAATTATAACATTATAAATAATAGGTATATGGTATTAATAAAAACAGAAATAATAAAAAATATATTAAAAAAAATTAAATTTAAAAATGTGAGAAATAGTAATAATGATATATATTTTTTTTCAAAATTTTTAGAAAGAGTTATATTAAAAATGAAAATAAAAAATGTTTATATTCCTGAAGAAGAAAATAATTACTGTTCCATAAATTATAATAATGAATGTTTTTGTTATTATAATATTTGGAACAATAATAATTATTTGAATATAATTAATAATAAATTTAAAAAAAATAAAGTGGTGGAAACTGTTGATATAATATTAATATCAGGTATATTAGATGAAGAAATATATAATAAGTTTGAAGTGTATGATAATATAGATAATTTAGAATTTAAAGAGGATAGAAATTATTTATTTATTAATGGAGATTTTGATTTGGATGTAGAAAAAATAAAAGAGTTAGAAATACAATTAGAGAAAAGTTATTGTTATGTTATGTCTCCATTAATTGTATGTAATGATATATTAGAATACTATGGTGGAATTATAAATGAAGATGATTATAATTATGTTAATGAAAAAATATTAAAATTAGAAGATATAAATAATAATTTTTGGTGTTTGTATAATCAAGGAACAATGATTCCATATTTAACATTTTTTATGATTAAAAATAAAGAGAATGTATTATGTGGATTAGATATAAAAAATTATATGGAAGAAATAATTAGTATTTGTATTAAATTAAAAGAAATAAAGGTCAGTTCATTTGTAAGAATTGAAAGTTATGATAAGGAATATAAAAAAAATATTAATATAAAATATAAGAATGAATATCCATTTGTTATGGATAATGAGAAAATAAATGAGATATATAAAATGTATAATAAAAATGGATTAGTATCATTAAAATTATGTGATGAAAAGTATTATTTAAATTTATCAAATAGAAAAACTATATTAATAGTTGAGTATTGTAAATTTACACCTGATAAAGATTGTGGTTCAAGATATATATATTATTTAATGAAGACATTATTAAATATGGGTTTTAATATTCATTTTTATAATATATTAAGTGATGGAAAATATAATAAAATTTTACAAGAAATGGGTGTTTATGTATTTGATAAGAATTTAAAAATGAAAAATATTATTAATAATAATAATGTGTATGAATATATATTTATTTCAAGAGTATTTTCAATGAATTATTTATTTGAAGATATAAAAAAATATTGTAGTAGAACAAAAATAATTTTTATAACACATGATATTTATTTATTGAAAAATAAAAAACAATTAAATTTGGGTATGAATATTGCGAATAATCCTAAAGGAGAAGATGAATTAAAATATATAAATAATTGTGATATGTCATTAATTGTTAGTAAGTATGAATATGAATATTTAAAGAATGAAGAAAATTTAGAGAAAATATATTACTCTCCAATATGCTATGAAATGGAAAGTGATTATGATAGAAAAATAGAGGATACAAAGGATATATATTTTATAGGGAGTGGTTATAATGCAAATGTAGATGCTTTACGATATTTTTTAAAAAATCAATGGGGATTTATAGTGGAAAGATTAGGAAATATTAAATTACATATTATTGGATTTGGTTTAACAAATTTAAAAATAGAATATAAAAAAAATCCAACAATAGTATTTCACGGTTATGTTCCAGATGAAAAATTAAATGATATTATAATGAAATGTAGATTAAATATAGTTCCATTAAGATATGGTGGTGGTATAAAAGGTAAAATTTTACAGAGTTTAAATTTAAAAATACCTTGTATTTCAACAAAAGTAGCGGTTGAAGGTATGGAATTAATTGATAGAGAACATATTATAGTAGAATATTTAGATAATACATTTCCAGAAAAATTTGAAAAATATTATAATGATATTGAATTATTAAAAAAAATATCTGATAATGGATATAAAATAATGAAAGAAAAATATTCATTAGAGAAAAATGTAGAATATTTAAATGATATGTTTAATAATATTAAAAATTAAAAATTTTTTTTATAAAATTTATTAATTTTTTTAGTTATGAAAATATTAACAAATTTCATAAAAATGGTTTCTCAAAAAAAAAGAAACCATTTTTATGAAATTTGTGTTGAAAACAGAAAAATTATTTT